TGCTCCTCCAGCTTTCGCCGGTCAGGGCGATGGCTCTGCACATTTCCATCAGCCGGTCGATGGTGGCCCGGGCTGTGGTGTCGTCCCGTGTGTCCCGGGTGGTCATGCGTCGGATCAGCGTGTCGGCGTCGTAGTTGGTGGTCACTATGGTCGGCAGGTATGCCTCATAGCGGCCGTTGATGATGTTGTAAATGGTCGAGATCGCCCACTCGGTCGGGGGCTCTTTTCCCATGTCGTCGATGACCAGCAGCGGCACGGTCTTGTAGATCTTCAGGACGCTGCCCTCGTCGCCTTCGCTGCTGGAGTAGGTGCGCTTGATGCGCTCCAGCAGGTCGATCATGGTCATGCAGATGACCGGGCGGCCCTGAGCGATCAGGTGGTTGGCTATGGCTGCGGCGATGTGGGTCTTGCCGGTGCCCGGCGGGCCGGCGATGAATAGGCCGTTGCGGCCGGGTTCTGGCTGCCCTTGAATTGGCAGCAGCCTGTCGAAGCTGTCCGCGTAGCGCTTGGCGACGGCCGCGGCCTTCTGGTTGCTGTCCGTGATCTGGAAGGTCGAGAAGGTTCTGCGGAGGAAACGGTCGCCCATGCCGGACTCGCCGACGATGCGCTGGATCTTGTCGCGGAGTTTTCGATCCTCCTCAGCCTTGCGCTCGGCTTCTTCCTTGGCCTTGCGTTCGGCCTCGGCCTTCTCGAAGGCTGCCACGGCGTCGGGGCAGGTGCAGCGCTCCGGCCCGTATGGGGCCCACCAGATACGATCCCCGAAGGGGAAGCCCTTGGTGTGGCGCGGTGCCCCGCAGAACTCGCAGGCGACCGGCTTCGGGGTGCCCGGCAGATCTGCCACGGCCGGATCGTTGCTGAGGATCCAGTTGGTGCCGCCGTCCCCGGCGTCAGTCGTCGAGGTCGTCTGCTGTCTTGAAGCCCTTCGAGTAGTCGCGGCCGGCGTCGGCTGCGCTGCTGCGTTCAGGATCTCCCCGATTTTCTGCATCTGTCGTCACCTCCTCGAGCTCGTTGTCCCATTGGCCGCCGTTCAGCCATGTGGCCGGGTTCGGTATGTAGCGGCCGTTGTCTCGGCGCCACTGTTCGCTCCGCTTCTGAGCGTTCACGGCCTGCATGATCTTCTCGTGCAGCTCGGCGTCCGGCCGCAGCCGTTTCCATGCCTTGAGGGCGTACTGTTTGGCGACTTTCTTCGGGTAGGCGCTCCAGAACTCTGCAAACCTGACCTCGATGGCGTCCTTTTTGCCCTCGTCAGCCCCCTCGTCAGAGGGGGAAGGGGGAGTAGTACCATCTGTACTCTTATCTACTCTACTCTGGTCTACTCTGCCTGCGGCTTTCTTGCGGCCTTTCTTCGGCTGACCGCTGGCCGTTTGCTGGTCGTCTGCGTTTTCTCCTGCGGCTGCTGCGGCCGCGTCACGCCGACGCTGCGATCGCTCTTTTTCGGCCTTCCGCTGGTCGATCAGCTTGCCGGCGTACTCGTACCAGTCGTGGATCTCGAGCTCGCCGTCCTCGTTTTCGTCCAGCCAGCCGGCCCGGATCAGCGCCGCGGCCAGCTTTTCGGCGTCTCCTTCATACTGAGCAGCCCGGGCGATCATGCGGTGGGTGATGCCGTCGAGCTTGCCCGTGGGAGCATTGTCGAGGGCCCATAGCCAGAAGGAGATCAGCAGGCCCATCATGTGCGGGGGCGAGATCTCAAGCTCGTCAGCAGCGTCGAACAGCTTGCGGTGATCTTTGAGTGTCTGATGCACTTGGATCCATGCCACGGTCGTCACCTCCTCTTTGTGGCCGCGTGTCCTTGGCTCTTAATTGGTCGGCCTTTGGTCGGCCGTCGGTCGTTCTAAAACGGGAGATCGCTGTCATCGCCGTCCACCTCCGTGAAGCCGGAGGCGTCTGCGTACCCGGGATCCGCGAAGTCGTCGCCCTGCGGCTGCGAGCCCGCGCTCTGGCCGTCTTTTTTGCTGTCGCTGAAGTTGATGTTCCTGACGGTGATCTCCGTGGCCTTGCGGCGGTTCCCGTCCTTGTCCTCATAGGTTCGGCTGGTCAGCTCTCCGTCGACGATGACGAGGCGGCCCTTGGTGAGGTACTTGCAGGCGAACTCGGCCTGCTGGCGCCACGCCACGCAGTCGATGAAATTGGTGATCCTGTTGCCGTCCTTGGTCTTGCGGCCGGTGTCGCTGGCGAGCGTGAAGCTCGTGATCGCGGTGCCGCTTGGGGTGTATCTGAGCTCAGGGGTGGCCGTGAGGCGCCCCTGAAGTCCTGTGTGGTTATACATTAGGCTTGACCTCCTTGCTGGTTATGCTGCGCCGCTGCGGCGTCGAGCGAGTTGCAGATCTCGTCGTATTCCTGACGGGTCAGGGTGGCCGGATCCTGCTTCTTGTACTTCTCGAGGATCCGGGCGTCGGTGCGCTCGCGGCTCATGCCGGCGGCCTCTGCCTTCTTGTAGAGGCGGCCGAGTTGCGCGTCGCTGAGTCGGCCGGAGCTCTGGCCCTGTCCTTGACGCTGCTGGCCCTGTCTGGCGGCTCCTGCGCTGCCGGAGCCCTTGCCCTGTGCGCTGAAGTCGTTGTTGTCGGGGTCGTCCTCGCCTTGGTCGACCGTGAATTTCTCGAAAAGGTAGTATTTCAGGGCGTAGGTGTGGGCTGCGCCTTTGGCCTTGGCCGGGTCGTCGTTCCAGCCGATCGAGTGGATCACGGCCTCGATGGTCTCGTCCTCGTTGTCGAGGTTCGTCCAGCGGATCGTCAGGTCGGCCTCGTAGAGGAACATGAGCTTGTCGCCGTTGCGGGTCTTGGTCTGCATGGTGATCCAGTACAGCGGGTCGCCGTTGTCCGAGTGCTTGGTGGCCGTCTCAGCGATGACGTCGAAGTCGACGCCGAGCTGGTTCATGATCGGGGTGATCTTCTCCCACACGTCGTAGATCTTGGCGTAGGAGTAGCTGACGCCGTCGCTGTGCTTCTTCTTCAGGATCTCCGGGCAGGCTTTCCTCATTTCGACGAGCTTCTGCCGGAGGGAGAGGCAGGAGGCCACGTCAGGCAGGGCCTCCGCGGTCTTGGCTGCCGCTGTGGTTTTCTTTTCTGCTGCGGTTGTCATGGTGGGCCTCCTTTACAAGTCGACCTTGAAGATGTCGGGCTGCTCCGTGACGGTGATGCCTTCGACGATCTCGCCGGTCTCGGTGATAGTGGCGACGCTGCCGACGAAGGTGAGCCCCTTCTTCAGCTCGCCCCACTTGGCGCTCTCCTCGGTCTTGACGTAGTCGCTGAAGCCGTTGGCCTTCAGCCACGGCACCAGCTTCGCGTCGTCCGGCGTTGCCTTGGTGCCGCCCTTCTTGAGGGTCAGGGTGCCGGAGAGGAGGCGGTATTTCTCGGTCGTCTTAGTGGTCTTGTGGGGTACGGTGCGGAAATACTCGGCGAGGCAGCTCGTCAAGTAGGACGTGCCGTTCTCGAGCCGGCGCTTGGCTGCCTCCATCTTCTCGGTGATGGCTGCGACCTGCTGGTCGGCCAGCTCTTTCAAGCGGTCGTACTCCGCACGCTCCTCGGCTATCTTGCGGACGGCCCAGTCTGCGCATCGGTCGTCCGTGATCCTGAAGCGCGGGGCCTCCTGATCGGCGACGCTGCCGATGTCAAACTCCTCGAGCTCCTCGAGGGTGGCAGCCGGCAGGGCCTCGGCCTGCTGAGCTGCCGAGCTTTCCTCGGTAGCTGCTGCCTGCTGTTCTGCGGCGATGGCCGCGTTAGTTTTATCGCTCATGGGTTGTTGCTCCTTTCTGTTGTTCTGCGGCCCTGTCGGCCGCGATCTGGCTGTATTTCGGGTCGATCTCGATGCCTATGTACTGGCGGCCCGTTTTCGCGGCTGCGGCCAGCGTGGATCCGCTGCCAGCGAAGGGGTCGAGGATCAGGGCCCCGGGTTCGGTTGTTGCTTCTATGAGGCGCTCCAGAAGCGCCACGGGCTTCTCGTTGGGGTGGATCAGGCTGCTGTTGCCGACCTTCGGGCAGGCGATGACGTCGTCCGGGCGTTTCCCGGGGAACTCAAACCGGCCCTTGGTAGCGAAGATGACGACGTCGTGCCGGGGTGCGAACTGCGCCTTGAGGTCTCCCATACCGTGCGCCTGTCGATCCCACACGATGACCGACTTGACCGTCAGGCCGGCGAGGCGCAGCGCGTCGATGAATACCTGCTGGACGTCCCAGCGGCTAAAACAGAGTACCCCCCCCGCGACTTTAAGACGCGGGCGGCGTCGTAGATCCACCAGATGAACGGCGCCTTGTCGTTGCTGATTTTTGCGAGCCTGCGGTCTTTTTCCTTGCGGCCGCTCTGGTAGTCGATGCCGTATGGCGGGTCGGTGATGACCATGTCTACGCTCTCGGGTTCCATATTGCGGAGGATCGTCAGGCTGTCGCCTGTGATGACTGTGTTCGGTTGGATCATTCGTTGCTGCTCCTTTCTGCGAAAAAGCGATGGCCGCCGACCTCGATGACGAAGGTCTGGCTCTCGTGCCATGTGCTTGTGACTTTTGCGGGGTTGTAGAAGAACATGACCGGCTCGTCGGTGATGAACTCGCCGGCGTCAAATACTGCCGCCACGGCCTCCCTGACGCTGTCAGTCGGATCCGGGCGGGCCGGTGCATACTTGAACGTCACGACGACCTCGGAGGGCTGTGTGCCGGTCTTTTCGCAGGCGTTGAGGATGCACTGTGCGACCAGCATTTGCCCCTCGAAGGACTCGCCGCCGGCTTCGGCCATGACCACGCGCTCGACGACGTCGCGCTCTGTTGCGCTCAGCTCGAAGCGTGGGGCCGGTGTCGGTTCTGCTGTCGGCGTCTGGATTTGGGTCTGCGTTTCAATGACCGGCCGCGGCGTCACCACTGTGACCGTCCCGGGCTTGTCCGGGGTCAGCGCCCCGACCACGACGTAGATCAGGGCGGTCAGGGCGGCAGCAGCGAGCAGCAGGCAGGTGATTTGCCGGCGCAGGTACTTGGCGCGGCGCTTCTTTCGTGCTATACTGTACGACGAGCGAGATCCGACGGCTGGCTGGCCTGTTCTTCTCGCAGGGGTCGCCTGATTGCAGCAGGCGGCCCTTTTTGTTACTGTTGCCATTGTTTTCTCCTCTCAGCTCGTAGCTCTGGCTGCCATCTTCGCGGCGTAGTCCGCGAGGGTGAAGTCGCTGAACTCCGTCTCTCTGACGGTGTCCGCTGCCAGCAGTACGAGGTACTCGTTGTTGTAGTATTCGACCTCCGGCTGCCGTTCCCGGCAGAGGTCGAGCTTGCGGCGGGCGTAGGGTTCGCTGCGGTTCCAGACGTCGTCCGGGATCCAGCGGTCGAGGTACTCCTCGACGCGCTCACGCAGCTCCTCGCTCGTGATTGTGATCGGCGGGGACTTACTCATGTAACCGCCTCCAGTATGTCGATCGCATACTCCAGCGCACGGACTTCGTCGCCGTATCTTCGGTTTTTCCCGTTGATCTGGCTCAGCCTTAAACGCTCGTCCCGAAGATCCAGTAGGACGTCGACGACCGTCACGCATTGGCAGTCTGTCGTTGCGCTCGGCTTTGGTTGTTCTTCTGCGTCGACGCAGTTTTCAGGAGGATCGGCTTCTCTGGGAGAGAGGGCTTGGTCGTTTTTCAAGATCGCCTCTTTGATTTCTGCCGGTGCGCTCGAGAGATCGGTCGTCTGGTCATCGTCCTGGAGCGGCTCGGCCGCCGATGTGTCCTCATGGTCGAAGCGCTTGCCGAGCTCCCAGTCGTCTCGCCGAAGGTCGAAGGCGTCGCCGAGCTGGATGATGTCGGGGTAGTTACTGAGCGCGACGGTCATGGCGGGCTTGTCGATTTCGTAGGCGTAGTAGGTCACGTTGGTGAAGCCCATCTTGTCGAGACAATAGCGCCCGGTGCCGATGCCGTCGTACATAGACAAAACGACGATCTCCTCGTCCCGAGGCACGTCCTTCAGCGCACCCATCAGGATGTGGATGATTACCTCGGCAGTCCAGCCGTTCCCGAGCCCTCTATACCTTTGTGTCGCGCTGACCGCTGATGTGTAGCCATCAGGCAGGGTCTGGGGGCGTTCACACTCGACCGGGGTGAGCTTTCGGATGATGTAAAAACCGTCCGGCAGCTTGATCGGGTATTTCTTCCCCTTGATCTCGATTTCGCTGTTGATGACCTCATAGACTGGCATTTCTTCGCCGGTGGCAGTAGTGACCACCAGTCGGCTCTGGTGCCCTGACGCTGTGAGCGCGTTGGCTTTCCCGTCGTCTCTTGCTTCATACGCAGATCCGTCGCCTCGACCACGCCACGCCATTCCCTGAGCTTCTTCGGCAGGGTAGGCATAAAGGCCAGTTTCAGGGCCGCCACCGTTTGGGCGTGCACACAGAGCCACAGCTTTGCCGCTTGCGTCATAAATCCTGTGGGCCTGGCCTCCGGTAATTTCTCCGTCTGCGTTTGGCATTGTGCCTACTCTGACAGGCGCGGCGTAAAGCCCTGTTTTTGCTCCGAGCCCGCCACCTTCGCCGCAAAGGGTTGTCGCTTTCCCTTCTGGCGAGTAGACTCTGTACTGCTTGGAGTCATGGCTCTGCTTCTTGGCGCTATTCTCGATTGTGCCGATCCTGATGGGCTCGGCGACCATGCTGTCGGGCTGCACGGTCGTCAGGGCGTTGGCTTTGGGGATCCCGCTGGTCTCGAAGCGTCGGTACAGCTTTCCATCGTCCTCGCGCCTGTTCCTGCATCCGACTCCGACCGCCGGAGCTCTGAGCTCGTACCCCTTTTCGGAGGTGGTTGTCTCGAGGATGTCCTTCAGCATGATGCCGCGATCCGCGGGCTGGTCGACGTTCCAGTTGAAGGCGTAAAAGCGTTGGCGGTTCTGTGCGCTCACGAGGGCGCTGTTGATGTGCATGAGATCCACGCCGAGCTCGCGGCTGATCTGGTCTTTGATTGGCTGGGCGGCGCTTTTGTTATTCTCGTACAAGAAAAGGTCAGGCTTGAACTTTTCCTTGGCGATCAGGTAGTTTTTGAATAACTCCCAGCCGAGCCCCTTGGCTTCGACTTCGCGCCCCTTCTTTTGTGCGACGCTCCAATAGGTACACGGAGAGCCGCCGATCAATAGTTTAATCATGTAGTTTTCCTCCTTCCTGCGCGGGCCGGGAGGGTTTGTTCCGGCCGCGTCATGGCTTTGTTGAAGCCCTGCGGCTCGTATCTGACGCCGACGATCCTGCGGCCGCTGACGCCGTACTTCGGGTTGTAGCCGAACAGGTTGACGTAGGCAGCGAGGTCGTCGCGCTCGTCGTCCATCGCCTTCAGCACCTCGAACAGGGCCAGCACGTCGTCGATCGCTCGGTGGCTGTTCTGTACCTTGTCCTCGAGCTCGTAGGCGAGGATCGCGTTGGCGAGTTTGTGAGGGTAGGGCCGGCGGTCTTTGTAGACCGTCAGGCTGTCCAGCCAGTCGATCCGGCCGACCTTGGCGCCGCGCAGCAGGCCGCGCAGAAAGCAGGCGTCGAACTGTGCGTTGTGGGCGATCATCAGGACGGGGCCCGGCTGCATGAGCTTGGCGATCTGGCTGGCCGCCTTGGCCGGCTGCACGCCCTCGGTCTGGAGGAGGGTGTCAGTGATGCCGGTCAGGCTGACGATATTTTCCGGCAGCGTCTCGCCCTCGGGCAGCTTGATGAAGGTGTCCATCTTGCCGGCGATCCTCAGCCCGCCGGAGGCTGTGCGCTCCACGCGCAGGGCCGCCAGCTCGATGATCTGATCCTTGTCGAAGTCGAGGCCGCTGGTCTCGGTGTCGAAGATCACGAGGGCCTTGTACTTGTTCAGCAGGGCGGTCAGGTTACTCATGGGCCGCCTCCTGTTCTCTGGTGGCTCGCAGCGTGCCGAGCATGAAGGAGGCCGCAGCTCTGAGCTGCTCCTCGGTGGCGAAGCTGCCGCCGAAGCTCTCGATCAGCTCCTTGACGATGTCGCCGGCCTGCTCTGCGGTCACGTCCTGCTCGTCGAAGGAGATCAGGAGATCGGAGTCCAGATAGCAAGCGGGGCGCAGGCCGCTGCTGCCGTCGTAGGCGTAGTCGTTGTCCAGCGTGCCACCGACCCAGACGACGCGGGCGCTATGCTCGTACCCATTGGAGGCCGTGCTGACGGCTGTGGACAGCCACCACCAGTCATCTGCGTTGGGGATCACGTCGCGGTTGCGCCGGTACTGGTCGACCGCCAGCAGGAAGATGGTGACGTTGCAGGTGCCGTAGTCCTTCAAGCCGTCGTCGGCCGTCAGGTCGAGCTCACTCGTCAGGAAGGCGCTGGAGCAGCCGGCGGCGTCGATCAGGGTGTCGAGGAAGGGGCCGTTCAGGTAGCGCAGGCTGCTGGACTTGCTGAAGTCGTTGCAGTTGCCGTCGTCGAAGGCGCGATCCTCGACGATCTTCTCAGTCAGGCAGAGGGTGCCGGTGGCGTTATGTTCCAGCACGACCCAGCGCTGGCCGGCATAGTTGAAGGCGGTGCCGCGGGGCGCGGTCTTGAGTGCTTTTTTCATGGTTTTGCTCCTTTCGTTCTTGGCGGCCGGCCCTTGGGGCTGGCCTGTATATTCTTCAGCGGTTCGCCGGCGCGGATCCGGCTCTCACAGTGCGGGCAGATGTAGCCGGCGCGGGGGATCTTCTGGTAGATGCTGACGTTCCAGTCGAGCCCACAGCCGACGCATTTGGCGGTCATGAGCTCCCACCTCCTTCCGCGGCCAGAGCGGCGAACACGGCCCGCCTGATACGGTCGAAGGTTTCGAGGATCTGCTGCATGGTTTCCGGGCTGATATGTAGGCCGGCGGCCGTAGCGGCCAGCTCGTCCAGCTTCTCGGCAGGCAGGCCCGGGGCCTGTGCTGCCACGACGGCAGCGAGCTCCTCCCGGGCTGTTCTGGCGTCCTGCATGGCCTCGTAGTCGTCGAGGCTCATGCTCCCGTCGTAGGTGTACGGGTCAAGCTCGTCGTCCGGGCCCTCGGCCAGACGTTCGCAGAATGGGAGGCCAGCGGCCTCGGCAGTCTTGCGGGCCTCCTCGATGGCGTTCAGCCCTTGCTCGACTTCGTAATAGTCCGCGAGGCGGTTGTGACCGCCTTCATAGTGCCAGCGGATCCCGGCGGCGATCTCGTCGATGGTCATGCCCTCGCCGAAGTGGCCGCAGTAGTAGCCGTTCAGGACGACGGCGTCCGGGTCGGTTTTCAGGATCCCGATGGCGTCGTTGAGGTCGTCGGTTTCCCACTCGCCGCTCCCGAGATCGCTCCAGAGGGTCAGGGCGCTCCACGAGCGGCCGGTGCGGTACACGATCACCCAGCCGATGCCGTCGCGGATCTCCTCCGCGACGTCTCGGGCGATGTCTCTCAATGCTGCCATGTCTATTCCTCCTTTCCTTAGCAGGCGTCGCCGTGCGGGCCGACGGTCATGACGCTCTTGGTAGCTCCGTTCTTGTCGATCCAGATCTCCTCGACGCTGTTGTCGGCCCAGTAGATCGTCTGATGAAGTTTCCACTCGCGGGCGTCGTCCGCTGCCTTCTCGGCTTCTCGAGCCGCCTGCTGGAGCTCCTTCAGCCTGTTGAACTCCTTCACGGTCAGGCTGCGTCCCGGCTCGCTCAGGGCGTAGTCGCTGAGGTAGTAGGTGGTGAAGGTCTGATGCCACCCGGCGTTGTACCAGCGGCTCGTCACCTTTTCGGCGAAGGCCAGTAGATCAGCGTCGTTTTCGATAGGGCCGAAGCCTCGGACGGTGAAGATGAACTCGTCTCGGCTGTACGTCGGTTTTCCGTTGACATAGCCGTACACGTTGGGATCGTATTTCATGGTATGCTCCTTTCTACTTGGCCCGGGGTTCCCGGGGATCTTGGCGTTTTTAGCAGCAGGCGAAGATCGCGGCGATCTGCGCCTTGGTCGCTCTCTGGTAGCTGGAATAAAAAACACGACCGCCGACTTCTTGGTTGATGGCATAGTGGCCGTCGGCGTAGCGCTTAATGAGCCACACCTTGCGAGGGTTCCACTTGTCAACCTTGCGTGTCAGGGTCGTGTTGTTTCTTCTGCTTCTCATGGGGGTCTCCTTTCTTCGGCCCGGCGCGGAGCCGGGTGATCTTGGCTTATGTTTCGGCCGTTGCTCGTTTCTTGCCCCTGCGCTTGAAGTTTTCACGGAGTCGCCTCTCGGCGAGCTCTGCGCTGTACCCCTCGCGCTGGTTCCTGTCCAGCGTGCCGGTCGCACCACGCTGGAGCTCCTTGTAGATCGTGGTGTAGTGGACGGAGAGGCGGGCCGCGATGTCAGCCGGCCGGTCTCCGATCAGGTGCCACGCCTCGATCTTCTTCCTGTCCTCGAAGGTCAGGTAGCGGTACTTTCCCGTCGGTCTCACCTCCGTCTCATTTGGTCGATAAAAAAGAAAAAATGCACAGCGGACTCGGTTGGAGTCTCTGTGCATTTAATATTAGCGGACACGTTTTTGCGTTTTTTTGCAATTTTCCCTTGCAAGTTCCGGCGGAATATGATATAAATGGAGTGTTAAAATGCTTTGAACGGGAAGTTCTGCGGAGAAAGCCTGCCCAAGAGAGGACCGGTCGCCGGCTGCAAGCCGGTCTGTCAGGCGCTGCGGTGTTCGCCCGGGAGCTGCCGCGAGGAAATGCGCGGACGGGTCGTCCCCCGTTATCGGGAAAACGAGTGCGCGGTTCTGTGCCGCGAAGCTGGGTGGTACCACGGAAGTTCTATGCCTTTCGTCCCTTAGTTTTGGGATGAAAGGCATTTATTTTTTCCCCGAACGAATCCCACTTTTAATAGTTAATAAGGAGGAAGCTCATGGACAAAAACTTGTTAAAGGAATTCATCATTGAAGAATATGAGAAAGATTTTGTGGTATATGCTACCGACGAAGCCTATCGGCTATTGGGTGTAGAAGTCCCGCAGCCTATTAGTCCAGTAACGGAGTATACCGTTGACAGAACGCATTATGTGGTGATACGGAACGTGTCGGGAGATACCATTGATGTAGAGTATTACCGAGAGGCAGTATTGACTTACTTGGCAAGCAGATATCGCATTGACGGCCTTCTCAGAGAATCAGACGGAAATAGCCATGATGCCAATTGGCAGTACGAAGTATATATTTTTAATACTGGTTACTGCCCGGAGGAGCTGTCATCCTGCATCATAAAAACAGGCGGACTATATCTCAGCGCAACCAAGGTACTGAAAAAAGAAAAAATTACGGAAGAGATCATCGAGACTTGGTCGGAAGAATATGATCTCGACGGCAACGGGGAAGGCCAAAGAACTGTTTATTGCTCTACGCCGGATGGCTCGGCGCATTTTGCCTTTGGCCTGTCCCTAAGTTGGCGTCTCGGCAGGAAATTGCCGGAGAATCGGTATCCACTTGCTCTGAGAACGAGCAGAGCAGATCAGATATGTCGGACAGGCTACAAGATGCGCTTACCCGCGGCCACACCGGCTGGCAGCGCATCCGGCGGAGAAAGCCAGCCGTGTCAGGCAGACAGCGAGCCGCACGCAATCAAGGCCGCACCGGACGGCGGCGCATCCGAATGCTCCCATCCCTCCCTATGGCAGTGCATTTGCAGATTTATGCGGAAGCTTTTCTAGGCAGACCACTCCGCATTACAACCTTGTGCTATTACCGATACAAATCCGCAAAGGGCTGTGGCCGGAGCTTTTCGAGAACCGGCCCGCAGCATCCCCTACAGCACAGTCTTTGCAGGGAAGCTCTAAAAACTTCCACCCCATAATACAAGGAGGAATCATTACCGATGAAAGAGAAACTGACACAGCTGCTGCAGGAGGGGCAGGAGAAGATCCAGGCCGCCCGCAGCGAAGGCGAGCTGCAGGAGGTCAAGGGCCTGCTGCTAGGCAAGCAGGGCGCCCTGACGGGCCTTCTGAAGGAGCTGCCCCGGCTGGATGTGAGTCTGCGGCCGGAGATGGGCAAGGCCGTGAACCAGGCCAAGGCCCAGCTGACGGAGCTGCTGGAATCCAAGCGGGAGGAGCTGAAGCTGAAGGCGTCGGAGGTGGACCCGGACTTTGACATCACCGTGCCCGGCACGGCCCCCCTGTCCGGCGGCCTGCACCCCATCACCCAGATGTGCTACGACCTGAACGACGCGTTCCGGTCCATGGGCTTTGAGATCTTCGAGGAGTCCGACATCACCAGCGAGCTGTACGGCTTCGACAACCTGAACTTCCCCCCCAACCATCCCGCCCGAGAGAGCATGGACACCTATTGGCTGGAGGGCCACGACAAGGGCCAGTGCTGGGAAAAGCTGTGCCTGCGGCCCCATCTGACCGGCGGCTCCGTCCGCTATATGCAGACCCACAAGCCCCCCTATCGCTTCGTGTACCCGGGCCGGGTATACCGCAACGAGACCACCGACGCCCGCCACGAGCGCGCCTTTTTCCAGTATGAGGCTCTGATCGTGGACAAGGACTTCACGTTCGCCTCCGGCAAGGTGATGATCAAGAGCATCCTGTCCAAGGTGTTCGGCCGGGACGTGCCGGTGCGGATGCGGGCGGGCTTCTTCCCCTTTGTGGAGCCGGGGTTCGAGATCGACATGGGCTGCCTGGTCTGCGGCGGCAAGGGGTGCAGCGTGTGCAAGCATGTGGGCTGGATCGAGATCATGCCCGGCGGCACGCCCCATCCCAATGTCCTGCGCTCGGCGGGCCTGGATCCGGACGAATACACCGGGTTCTATGTGAACATCGGCCTGGACAGACTGGTGATGATGCGCTACGGCGTGGATGACGTGCGTATGTTCCACAGCGCCGACCTGCGCTTCCTGGAACAGTTCCGTTAAAAGGAGGGGAAACACATGAAAGTATCACTGAACTGGATCAAAGATTACGTGGACCTGCCCCGGGATATGGACCTGACCCGGCTGGCCTATGACCTGACCATGTCCACCGTGGAGGTGGAAGGGGCCGAGGACCTGGCCCGGCGGTTCGACCACATGCTGGTGGGCCGGATCGTGGAGGTGTGCCCCCATCCCAACGCCGACAAGCTGCAGATCTGCCGCACCGACATCGGCGGCGGCGACATCCGCGACATCGTATGCGGCGGCACCAACGTCCGCCCGGGCATGAAGGTGGCCGTGGCGGCCCCCGGGGCCATGTGCCGCTGGCACGGTGAGGGCGAGCCGGTGGAGATCAAGGAGGCCAAGCTCCGGGGCGTCAAGAGCTACGGCATGATCTGCGGCGCGGCGGAGATCGGCCTGGGAGATCTGTTCCCCACCACGGAGGAGGCCCACATTCTGGACCTCAGCGATTTCGACGCTGCGGCGGGCACCCCCATTGCCGACGCCCTGGACCTGCACGACATCATCCTGGAGATCGACAACAAGTCCATGACCAACCGGCCCGACCTG